CTTCAAGTTTAACACCAGCGTTTTTTTGTACTTCTTTTTCTTTTTGTTGTAAAGACACTTCTTCAGTATCTAAAACTTTAGCTTCTATTTTTTCTGCCATAATAAAATATTATATAATTATTTAAAAATTTATCTTGGTTCAAATTGCTCTAAACCAAAGCCACCTAAGTTATCCATACCTGCGGATTCAAAGTTTTTAGGTGGTTTACCAGTTTTTCGCTGGTCTATCAGTTCACTCTGTTGAGACGCCTGTATTTTAGTTCTTTTATCTTTTCTATCTTCTTTATTACTCTCTCTATTTGTAATTACCTGCATTTCTTTTTCTTTAAGCTGCATGTTTAATTCAAACTCATATTGCATTAATTCTTTTTTAATTGCAGCCTCTTTTTCCATTTTTTGTACATCAAACCCACTTTGTGCTTGTGCAAGTTGTACTTTACTTTCAGCAATACCTTGTTGTTTTTGTATTTCAGCAGCGGCTGCAGCCTGAGAAGATTGTGCGTTAGAATTTGCTTGAGCTTGTATATTTTGTTGTTGTATTATTCTATCTTGCTCAAACTTTTTTCTTCTTTTTAATTTTAATAATTGATTAGCTAATTTTAAATTTTTAACTTCACGCACATCAATAGCATCTTCTAAATTTATTTGTTGTTGTTGAAGTGCCATTTGTATATTATTTTCTAAAATTTGTTTTTGCTCTTCGTCTGGCATTAATTCAATAAATATACCAAAGTCATGTAAATGTAACTCAGATATTTCTGATAAAGCCATCGTATTAAATTGACCTATGGATTCCATTAAAGAATTTTTAGTGTTACTAAATTCTAAAACATCAGATATTCTTAAAGATACAGCTTCTGCTGTTTTTAGCGTTAAATATAAACCAGCTTGTAGCACATGGCGTGTAGCTGTGTTACTATTTGCTGCTGCTATTTTTTGTAATCCTACTAGAGCATTAGGGTCAGGCTTGCTTCCATCTCTTGCTTCATTCAACCCTGTAACATCACGCATCATTTGCAAATAATAATTATATGATTGTATTAAAGCAGCTATTTTCTGATTACCGCCACTTGCACGTAATTCTTGTATAGGCATTCTTGCTGCACCGTTAAAATCACCATCCTGAGTCATAGATCTACCAATAACAGAACCCGTTTGAAAATACATATTTAAAGCTTCTTGTGGATTATAATTTGTGCCATTACCTAAATCAATTTCAGCTAAACCATCAGCATCTAAATAAACTCCATCTGGAACTAATCTAGAAAGCACTTGTTGTAATTTTAAATGAGTTAATTGTATCATGTCAGCAAACGTGGTCATTCTGCTAACTAATGATTCAGCTTTACCTTTGTAAATTCTTGGTGCAACTATATTGTAGCTCATTTGTACTTTTGTAATATCTGACTTAGGCCTTGTCATGTTTACAGCCTTATTCCATTTTAACAACTTATCTCTTCCTACAATTTTAACACCTTCATATAAACATTCTATTGCTCTATTAACTTTTTTAAATCTTGCTTCAGCGTCTTTAGGAGGATTAAATTGATCTGTTTTTTCTATTGCTTTTTCAGCTCCTGTTGCGGTTTCTTTTATTTTGTAAACTTGATTTTCAAAAGTTTTATATTCAAAATATAAAACATCAACATAATCTTTATCATTATCTTCAATTTTTTGACTATAGTTATATAGTTTAGAATTATTAGCGCCAGCATCTTGTATTTCTTTTATATCTTCATTAGTTAAATAAGGAAATTGTTTTTTTAATTCAACAAAATTTATTTTTTTAACTTCCCCCACATAATATAAATCATCAAAATAAGGTGATTCTGTATATGAATAAACAATATCAGCTGGATCAACATATTCTAATTTAATACCTTCAGCTGTATTAAAACTATTTTTAACACAAGCAATACCCAATACAACTATATCATAATCTAACCTTTTCTTTAATAAATGATATTTATTTAAATCTAATATATTATTTATAGCTTGTTCTTCAGCAATTTCTATAGCTTGTTTATAATCAAGCTGCATATGTAATTCTAATTCTTGATTATTAGCTGGTAAATTATTTTTATCGTTTTTAAAAGCTTTAATACCTAATTGTTGTTCAACAGCATTAAAAATCTGTTGATTTTCCATTTCTAATAATATATCTTTTACATAAGTAGTTCTTTCTTTGCTACTAGCTTCATCTACTGAATAACATTTAACATCATATAATCTTTCTCCAATTCCGTTTACTACTATATCAACAAATTTAGGTATAATAGGAACTGGTTTCCAATCTAAATTTAAATAACTTAAGTCGCCATTTATTGATAATTCATCTTTGTATTTTTGTATACTTTGCTCTCCTCTTGCGTATAATTTTAATCTATGAAAATTATCTCTGTTTGAAAAATAGCGCGTATTACCGGCATCTTTTTTAAACCATTCGGACTCTATAGCTTTACCAACTTGTAAACCGTATTTAGGATCTGCTTTCTCAACGTCGCTTAATGATTGACTTGGAAAAATACCTTTAGTATCGTATTTCATTTATTGTATTATTTTTGAAATGTTTCCTTTATTGTTGTATTTAGCAAAGCTAAAACTTACTTCTTTTTTTATTTGCTTTTGCGTATTGGGCGCATATCTGTTTTTATTACATGCCATAATTGCTAAACCAGAACTTATAGCGGCATCAAATTTAGTTCTTTTATTTATATCAAATTTTGCCCAATCGTTTAAAGTTTTATTAAAATACATATCACCGTATAAACCATCAGGTTTTTCTCCAACATATACATTAATGTAACTTTCTATGGCAGCCGCATGAGCTTGCCTTATATCTTCACTAGAGTTTGGTATACCGCCTATTTCTTTTTCTGCTGTAGATAATTTATTCCAAACTTTATCAGGTCTATTCATTGAATAACCTCTGTAGCCCCTTCTTTTTAAATAGTATAATAATCTTGGTTTATTATTTTCTGCAAGCAATGGCATACCATAAAAATGCAAAGCCATTAATATATCTTCAAAAAATATTTCAGCTGTTTGAGGCCTAGCTATATATTCTAAAAAAAACATATTAGCAGGAACTTCTTCCATACTAAACTTTGTAAGGCCATGCAAAGATCCTTTAGATCCTTTACCATCTGTTGTACCGGATATATCATAACTGTCACAACCAAAAGCTCCAACATGATCATTAGCAGGATATTTAATTCCATTTT